CTTTCACTGGCCCATTTTAAGATTCCAGGATTGTTATCAAGCATACGCATTGCGGCATGCTCCCACGAACTACGGTATTTTGGTTGACCCTTACCTACATATTTGTCAGGGTTTAGTATTTGATAAAGGCCATTGGCGTATTTTGACATTATGCTAAGATTGCTCTAGTGATATATTTGTTTTGCTGTGATTGATTATTCACCCCAACCAAACTTGTACCAACTCTGTTCAGATTTAAAAACATAGCAAGATACAGATTCAGTTCTCCCGGAGGTAGTGCTTGAAACTGCTGAACAATACTCATAGGGTCTATGCCCTGTGCCATTGCTGTATAGATTACGGTGCTGGCCAATATTGCGGCACTTTGTTTATTTCCACTAGTGATTTGTTGAAAATAAGCTGTGACAGCATCATTTTGATTTGATGATATTGTGTTTGGCGCCACGAAGTAGTTGTTAAAATACTGACCTTGTGGTGTAGTATTATTCTGACTTAAATTGACTACCCCAGTATTGACTGCGTTACTCATGATGTGATTCCTGGAGGCAATGGATTACTTGCCAGTTGTGCGTTGCCTATTGATTCGCCATTACTTTGAATAACGCTGGCTGCGTCGCTGTTGCCAACTTGTGCTGACTGTGCTGGTAATGGTACTGATTGAAAATATATACCAGTCATGTTCAGTCCAGCAACAGTCTGATTGTTTGTGCTACCAGATGGGGTTCTAATCCCATTGTTGTTGTATATCAGATTAAATGCCATACTTTACTCTTGTATTGTTGATTGCTGACTCAATGTTCCGTTACCAGAACTTGCTTTTGGTATACTCAAACGATTAAGCGTATTAGTATCACCCGATAATATTCCGCTTGCTATAGTTTTTAATTCTGTCCCAGCCATACCCAGAATGTTTTGACCTTTAAGATTGTTAAATGCTCTGAGTCCAGTAATACCAGCAGCCGCAATACCTAGCCCAGACCCAGATGCAAGACTCTGACTAATACCTTGTACAGCGCTCAATGCACCACCGGGGCCAAGTAGACTATTAGTACCACCACCTTGTGGACTTAATGGACTTGGGGTATTATCATAGTTCAACATCGCAAACCCTTTTGGCTCACCATCCGTCTTGATTGATCCGTAGTTATACAATACTGTTTCATAACCAACAGTCATTGTATTTTCTAAGAATTCGCTTTGACCTTGTTGATGCTGTCCATGTTGAAACCCAGTAATCATGGGATTAATCAAAACATATTCAGTGAATCGCTTTCTATGCAAGCTATAAATCCGTATAGCATTTAGTGTGCGCTCAGGCGTTCCACTAGTTTCGTATTTTGCGGGTTGATATCCCCAATAGTTTTCTGGAGGTTTATTATATTTGTGCGACTGATTATAGATAGTTTCAGAATAATCAGTATCTCTATAAAAATGACTCATGTAGTCATACCAAAACAATCTAACTACATCGCTACTGTCGTCGTGAAATGATATACTAATAGGATCATATTTTATTTTTTGCTGTACAATGTTTGGTCTATTGTAAGCATTCATTGTTTTAGTTTCGATAGTGTATTTGGGTATCTGAACTGATTTGACAAGCAAACCCATTTCCAACATTTCTTGATTTGATAATCTACTCACACCAGCGGCAGTATTAATGTCAAATGCTACATGAAATAGATAGCTATATTTAGGGGCAAGCGCATAGTTATTACCGACAAAAATTTGATTAGCGTGTCGCCAATCTCTAAGATTTGGGCCAGTACCTAGACCATGAACTACATCTTGTATAAAACTCATACTAATATTTATGCGGTAAAAAAGCCTGCCGAAGCAGGCTTAGTTGTGTAGTTAATATTATTAACCAGTGATTGTTGCACCAACTGCACTTGCAATTGTTGCACCAAAGCCAACACCAGCAGTTTGACCACCAGCTGGAAGTTGTTCTGCATTGTCATAACGGATGCTTAGAGCAACTGTCATTGGATCGCTACTGTTATAGTTTAGATCGCCATAATCAACGCTAGTCAAGAAACAACCATACAATGCCCATGATTCAAGCACATTTGGAGTTGCCGCACCATTGCCACCGTCAAGAATATCGATTTGAAGTTGGAACTTATAATCGATGCCAGAGGCCGCACTGGCTTGTTCTTGGAAATCAAATTGTTTCTGAATTTGCTCACCAACCATCTTGCTGATATTACCAGCTTGATCGTCTCGTAGAGTAACTGTTGCTTCTTCCCATTCTGGCTTACCTTGGAAGTAAACTTTGCTGTTGTAGATATCGACAGTAACCGGAGCAAACTTAACGCTTGGGCGTTTAGCTTCTTGAACCTGTTTTGTCAATTCAACTACATTATTTGTGCTTACCCCGAAGTTAACAAAACTTAAACGAAAGCGATATTTTAGCTTGGGCATCAACAGACCTTGACTGGTCTGCGAACTGCCACCAGCCAACGGTACTGTGAAATTTGTTAGAGATGCTACTGCCATTTTATTATTCTCCTATATCTTTATTTATTACCAATTACACACTACCCAAGCTAGCGATATCGCCAGGATTGAACAAGCGGATTGGGATGTAAATAAACTCTACATCTTTCATTGGCTCGATAGCAACGTCAGCATATAGCTGATTGTTTGCAATACGATCAGGGGTATTGTTTGTTGTATCACAAACTACTAGATAGTCATAGATACCACGTTTTGCTACCAAGTCGTTCAATGCACGATTCAATGTTGCCGCGAACTGATCACGGGTGATCTTGTCGTTTGGCTCAAACAAGAATGCATTACCAGCATTAGCAAAGATTGTACGGATATAGTTAACAAGACGAGCAACGTTAACACGGTCCATGCTTTCTGTGTTAGGATCACGAGTCTTCTGACCCCATATAACTAGACCGATTCCCGGAATGATTGTGATTGGGTTGATGTTCAACTGGTACAACGCATCACGCAGAGCTTGATTTACACCAGTACGAACAAATTCACCAGTTGTGAAATCAACATAGCCAAGATCAGTTGCGTTGTTTACTAGACCACGACGAGTACCAGCTGGAGCGAACCATTGATATGCTACATTATCGTTATACATGTAAGTGCGCAGAGCCATGTGACTTGGGGGAACCATGATAGTGTTACCACCAAGATCAGTGCTCAAGCCACTTGGATAGTAAACAGCTAGATATGGATCATTTGTAGATAAACCTGTACCGTTTGTGTCGTTACTCCAGTTATTGATATCAACAACGTTAGTGTCGAGATTCATTGGTGTATCACCGATAACGAATGCTGTATTAGCACGGTCATCATTTAAACCAACCATATCTGAAATCAACTCTGGATATCCAGGAGCACAAATCAAACTGAAACTGAATTGATCCTCACGAATTTCAGTGTTGCTGTCCAATGCTGCCTTCATTGCGGCAACGATGATTTGTCGTTGTGCATAGTGTCCAGCGTATGGAGTATTGTTTGTAGTATTCAATCCACTTGCTGTTACCCAAGAACTAGTCTGTAGTGTAGCCCAGTATGTTGGACTTGCTGATGGATTGTTGTTAGTGTTACTATTTTGTAGTGATACATATAGAACATCTGCACCAGAATAAACAATAGCACCCGCACCATATGTAGTCGAGCTACTGTATGCTGAGACGTTATCGCTTGTTGTGTTGAAATAGTTCTGAACAAATTTCTTCACATTATAACCACTACGACGAGTATTCAATAGCAACATACCGCGTGGATATAACAATGGATTAGGAGCATCTAGATCAAGATAGTTACTTGTCAATAACTGCTGAACTGTTACTTCAGTTCCGCTAGCTGGATCTGTCGTGCCACCTTGGTTATATGTCACCCCACTACTCGTATATTGATATCCATCCCATCGTGCGTCAGCAAAGATGATACCGTTTGTACTTGTGTGATCAGTATTGTCAATAGCAACCCAAGCACTACCATTGTAGCGACTTAGATTTGGCCAGTTTTCTAGATCGCTAGAATTCAACCAGATGTCACCAGCTTTAAGAGGGTTACCATTATATTGTGTTGTCGGAGTTGCGGCTGCAACAATAACACCATTACTGTCTGTCAATGCTAAGTTATAACCACGAGCATCACTAGTTACGTTTTGATAACCACTCCATGCTGTGCCTGTGTTGATCATAATATCAACTGTTGTTGGATCACTGTAATACCATAATGTGCCATTTGCAGGATCTGCTTCTGGTTCAGTAGCACTTACAACATAAGATGCAGTAGAGAAACCAGAAATACTTGCAATTTGAGTTGCAGCCAAAGTACCAGTGATACTAACATTTGTTACTCCTAATACGAATCCAGCTTGAGCGGGAACGTTATATGTTCCACCAATCGGAGTCATTGTAATGTCACCACCTTGTGTATGAGTAATAGTGATCGTACCATTACTATTTTGTTGGACAGTGAGTGGTAAAGCAGGACTTACACTTGCGATTGCATTTTGTACTGCTGTAACAAATGCCGCACCATTAGTACCAGCCAGTGTAACTGTTGCGTTTGTGAATATTGTTTGTCCAGCAACGCTACATCCCAAAGTAAACTGAGTTCCATTTGTGAATGTGGGGCTAGTTACGTTGCCAGTAGCACTAACTACACCAGCTACTGTACGAACTCTTGCTCTCCATCCAGCGTAGCCCAATCCATTACCATTAAAAGTATTTGGATCTTCTCTCATATAGATAGTACCAGTAGCAATATTGATACCACCACCCAATGGATCTAACGCATATAATGCCTGCCCACTGTTTACATATGAGTTAACTGCTAGGGTATTCCACAATGCTGTAGTAGCATTATATTGTTGGAACACAAAGTTACTACCGCCACCTGTTGCACCAGTCTTCAACCACACAGAGCCATCCGGAGCATTAATGTCACCAGAAACTGTGTCTGTGTATGGAGGAACATTAGTGTAAGAACCATAACCAGCACTGTTATAAGCTACTTGAGAGAACGCACCTGATTGCATTGCTGGGGTAACATAAGTGCCATTAGTTAATCCCAATGCAGTGATAAGTGCTGTGTTGGCTGCGTTATTCCATCCAGAGTATGGGGCAATAGTAACAGTACCAGCGCCAGAATTAGAAGAACCATCACTATAGATAGCCAACTTGCCGTTTACAACGTCGGCACTAACACCAGTAATACCAGCGCCGTTAATAGCAGTAGCAATATTGCCCATACTATAACTGCTACCGATTGCCACAGAAACGTTTGCGCCGTTGATACCTATAGAATAAGAATTATTAGTTGTCAAGGATAGCTGACTAGAAGATACTGTGCTAGACACAGCTGGATGACTTGCATGCCATACATTAGAACCAACTAATACCCACTGATTATAAATCTGACCGTAGTATTTTTGCCCATAGTTTGTATTACTTACACCGGTACCACCCTTGTAATACACACGGTTGTTAACATCGCTAGTAACAACAGCATACTGACCCACGCTACCAACGCTAGACAATGGAGTATAAGCAAAGCCACTACCACCAGGGAAAACACCCTGTGTTGTTGCACTTGTTGTTTGTGTATTGCTTGTAATAACAATAGGAGTTTGTTGTGTGAATGATTGTGTATCAGCACTCCATTCATAGATACCCCAATTTGTATCTGCTACATCAAACCAAAGTGTTTGATCAGCAACTGGAGCTGTTGGGCGAACACTTGTAGCTTGAAGTTCATTCAAGTCAATGTCAGCACGGATTGCGTATAGTTGATTACCAACGCCCAGTGCTGAATAAGCAGCCATTAGACCATACTCATTTAACTCATTGCCATGTAATGGAGTACCAGCACTACTTTGTTGGAATACTGGATAGCCCATCGCTGTGCTCAACTCACGCTGACTACCGAATATTTGTAGTGCGCCAGCATTTGCTTTGGTTGTGCCTGTTGCCAATGAACCATTGATTGTTTTATTTTCAGCAGTAGCCATCAATACTAGTGGAACTGTTCCAACTGCATTGCTGATATACTGACTCTCGTCTGTTACGGTTATACTTAAACCTGGAGATACTAAAGCCATGATAGACCTTCCTTTAAAATCTGATAAAGATATTTATTAAATATGTCTATTTTTGGTGCTCTACGATGCTCTTTGCGAAGAATAGCAATAAGTATCTATATGGAAA